GGAGCCAGATAAGAAAAAGTCTAATCATGAATTGTTTAAACTGTATAATAATTTACTATTAAGTATTGGAAGAACATATCAAGTAAAACCTGATATAGCTTTTATAACTTATTGTAAATCAAGCCACTCTTACGAGTAGAAAGGTAGTAATGGTTAATAAAACCTTAGAAAATAAAGATAAAAAGTTCTGGATTCATCCAGATGATTTTAATAAAGTAATACAATACGCGAGCTCTGCATATAACCAATTTAAGTCTGAAATAGGTGGACAAATGGTTGTTGTAGAAGATGCTGAAGGTGATTATATATTAAAAGAACCTGTAATTCTAGAGCAAGAAATATCTGCAAGTAATTGTACAATGACTGCAGAAGCATTAGCTTTACATTATTCTAAAATGATGCAAAAACATGGCAAAAAGGTTAGGCATTGTTGGTGGCATAGTCATCACACAATGAATGCTTTTTGGTCAGGTACAGATAATGCTACAATCTTAGAGACTCCTTCTAAAGACTGGACAGTTAGTTTAGTTGTCAATCTAAAAAAAGAGTATAAGTTAAGGATTCAATTCTTTCAACCTTTTCTTCATGAAGAGAATGTAGAATTAAACTTCTTAACTGAAGAGCAAGATGCTGATCCCGAGATTGATAATCTAGTTAAAAAGTTGTGTAAAAAAGAAGTTATTGCTACTACTTATTATAATGGCGTAAACCGTGCTCCTGTAAAGCCTAGGGTCTATAATTACGGACAGCAAACTAATTTATTACCAATGGATTATACTACAAATGATGAAGATATGGTAGAATATAATCGTAGCTTTGGAGTGGATTATTATGGTAATACAATGCCTAAAGATGATGTTGATTTTGATAAATTGACACAGCAACAGATTGTTGCTTTTGAACAAGAGGTAGATGATTTAACTGATACTGTATCTCATCCAACCAATTTAGATCAACATAATATGTCTAGTCTTGCATTATGGAAACAAGGTAAAAAGAAGTTAGATAAAAAGCTAAAACCGTTTAACTTAAGGTTAAAGGCATTTAAGAGCTCTGTTGAATTAGATGGAGCAATTATGTCTTATTTTGTAAACGAATACTTTGAAAACATTCATAAACCAGAAAGGATGGTAAATTAATGAGGTTTAATGAAAGAAGTTCAGGCTTAATTGATGACTTTAGTGGTAAAATCTTTCATATACTTGGTTGCGGTGCTATTGGTAGTGCCGCAGCTACTCAACTTGCTCGTATGGGTGCAGATCAATTTGCACTATATGATATGGATAAAGTTGGTGTAGAGAATATAGGCGTCAGTCAATATTCCTATCAAGACATAGGAAGAAAAAAGGTCGTAGCATTAGAAAAACATATTGATGCAATCAATGATGAAGCACGTGTTGTTACATCACACGGTTCATTCGACAAATATATTAAACAACTCGATAATGATGATATAATTATTCTTGGGTTCGATAGTATGGAGATTAGAAAAGAGGCTATTGAAATTGCCTTTAAAGATAGGCAAAAACCTTTTCTAATAATTGATGGTCGAATGGGCGCTGAGGAATATCAGCAATATGTAATACTGAACCCAACATTGAAGAAATATCTTAAATATTGGTACTCAGATGAAAATGCATCCGACGAGCCTTGCAATGCTAAAGCTACTGCTTATTGTAGTAATATGAGTGGAAGTTTCATTGCAAATTCAGTTAAAAAGATAATGACAGGAGAGCGATATAATGAAGAATTTTTCTTCAATTTTCCTAATTTAGTCTTTGGGAAGTCCCCATTTATAGGTTAAATTACACTGTCGTTTTAACCCGTATAGTGGTCCTTAATTGGGCCACTATTCATCTTAAATATAAAGGTAAGAGAATGCTGAAAGTAGCTAAAAGGGCTGCCATTAGTAACGACCCTAAGATAATGTTGTTATATGGCCCCCCTAAAGTAGGAAAGACAACTATGTTGTCTAAATTAGATAAGTGCTTAATACTTGATACAGAAAAAGGTGCAAGAATGGTAGCTGGCTCTATTGTAGAGGTAGATACTCGAAAATCGCTAATTGATGTATTAAAACAAGCAAAAGAAGGACATGAATTTGACTACATTGCAATAGACACTATTGACAAAGTAGTTCAATGGGCTGAAGATGCAGTTTGTGAAGAAAATCAAGTGCAAGCTCTAGCTGACTTACCATTTGGTAAAGGCTGGGGATTAGCACGTGATAAAGTGATGAATACTATACGTCACTTTTCTAACATATGTGACCATTTAATTATAATCGGACACAGAAAAACTGCTAAAGCCGTCGTAGAAGGTCAGGCAACGATAGAGCCTGAAAGTCTCGATATAACCGGAAGACTTAAAAATATGATTATGGCTGATTGTGATGCTATTGGTTATGTGTTTAGGGACGAAGAAGAGGCGTTAAAGGTGTCATTCAAGGCGAATGATGCAATTGAAGCAGGATCACGCAGCCCTCATTTAAGAGGTGCTGTAGTTGATTTTGAATGGAAAAACATCTATAAAGATAGAAAGAAGGTAAAATAATGGCAATATTTAGACCCGAAGTTAAACAAGGCAATAAATTTACTGGATTATGTAAATGTGCTATAGTTGGCTTTGAAGATAAATCTGGTAGTTTTGATTGGGCTGATGTTATGATTGAAGTGTCAGTTTTACAAGAAAATCAAGAATGGCCTCGAACATTTAATGTTTCAGGTACATTAGAAAAAGATTCCTCTGGTAAAATTACTGGTGGTAATGCATTAAATAGAATATATGCATTCTTTGACGTGATTGGTTGTAAAGCAGGTCTAAACACTGATGGTACTTGGGAAGATGAAGCTGGTAATACGATAGATGATATCGCAGAATACCTAACAGCACGTTTTTCTAAAGATAAAGAAACCGTCGATACCTTTAGCTATTATGCATATTTCTATAAGGAGCAACCTAAGAAAATTGGAGCAAAACCATGGGTTAAAGTAATGCCTATGCTTGCACCAAATAATAATGAAGGTGAAGCTAAGATTATGGATTCTGTTAAATGGCGTAAATCTAAAGGATTCTTAAAAGAATTTGATGATACTGCAACTCCTGTAGAATCAGCAGATTTAGGATTAAGCGCTTTAGATAATCTGTAATGAAGTATGTTGAAATAGCTCAGGACTCTCCGAGAAATCGGGGAGTCTTGATTCCAATGAATACACTTGGTCAATATATTGATAATGTAGGGACGCCTTTATATAGGTCTACTTATATTTATGACGAAGAAGCTGTTGAATTTGTTAATAAAAACAATAGTTTAGCTAGTTATTATGGACCACGTGAAATCGATAAGATAATTATTGATATCGATAAGAAAGATAACTCTGATACATATACTTTAGATAAGGCTAGAAGTATTATAGTAGATTTAGAGGATCTAGGAGTATCAAGACACAGTGTAATGCCATACTTTAGCGGTACAGGTTACCATATATTGTTAACCAATGAATTGTTCGAATTTTCAAAAGGGCAAGATTTACCGTATCTAGTAAAAGGGACTATTAAAGATATATTCCCTTTAGCTGATCACAGCGTGTTGATAAGGACCGCTATTTATAGAGTCGCACATACTAAAAATCAGAAAACAGGACTATATAAGATTCCATTGACTATGAAAGAGTTTATTCTGAATTGATGGGAGATGGTGAATTAACTCAATATATTGTTAATGCCCCCTCTGCAACAACGACGTTTAATAAAGTTAGAGAGCCCAATACTATTGTTCCTTGCGTTCAAGAAATGATAACAATGGGACCGCAAGAAGGCTGTAGAAATAATACAGCAATGAGAATTATTAGTTTATATAGAAGGTCTGGACTACCAAGCGCTGCAGCTAAAGCAGGGTTATTAGATTGGTATAATGGACAGGTAGAAGAAAAGAAAGTAGTTGAAAGTGTAGAGCGTGTTTATAATAAAGGGTATCAATATGGATGTAATGACGAAATTATGTCTAACCATTGTAAAACACGTTGTATACATTTTAAACGTAAAGACCTCACTATAGATATAGAATCTACAGATGACTTGCAGAAGAAATTTTCCGATAGATTGGCTACTGATTTTTCAGGTAGAACGATTAACGTTGGGAAAATGCTTGGAGTTCCTGTTGATTCTGAAATATATCCCGGTGAGTTAGTAACTGTTATAGGTCGAACTGGATCAAATAAAAGTACATTTGTGCAAAACTTAGCTTTAGGAGTTGATTTTGCTAATGATTCTATTAATCCAGAGTGGCAAATACCAACATTATTTCTATCATTAGAATTAGCTGATTGGTATATGCATAGACGTGGTTTACAGATTGTATCAGGTCTAAGTAAAGACGAAGTAACAGACAATCATAAAGAAGTCTATAATAAACATAAAGATGACTTAGGTCACATTAAATTCCAAACTGTAGCTCCTACTATACAGCAGATACAGACTAAAATAAAGGAATTACAACCAGCTCTAGTTATAGTAGATTATATAGACTTAGTTGATACTGGAAGAAATGGTAGAAGTGAACATGAAAAAATAAAGTATATTTCTCACAACCTATCTAATATTGCAGTGAATATGGATTTAATCATAATACAAGTCTCTCAAGTAGGCAGAGAACATAGTCAAAATAATGATTTAACCTTATATTCAGCAAAAGGATCAGGTGCGATAGAGAATGCTTCAAGAAAAGTAATATCAGTTGACGGACAAGCCAATAATCCCGTAAAAACAATAAGAATGTTAAAAAACACTGATGGCGACTCTAATTGGGAATGTGATGTAGAGTGGCAGGAATCATTCAGATTAAGGAGAGTTTATGAATAGAGGTATTTTATTCCGATTAGCTGTAGGCGAAAATGGATTTTATGCAACATTATTTAGCCTATTCCATATTGGAATTACAACCAATAAAGCTCCAACGTTTTCAACTTTGCTAGTATTAGGTATTTGGAAAGCAGAGATTGGATTAATGTTAGCCGAAAAGTATGAGCAGAAAGTGGACATGAATAATCATGGGATATCGTAAAAATAAAACTCGAAAAGTAATGAATGATTGGGAGCAGAAATTTCTCCCTAAGCTAAAGAAATGGCATGGTACTCATAGTAAGATTGTTTTTCATAAATTAATGAAGAAATCATCTACATTGAAGACTAGTCTAAAGAAGCGGAGTAAAGAGTATGAAGTCGAATTTGATATCAGCCTCAAAGAAATACGTGAAGAAATGTATAAAGTTTATGGTAAAGGTTGTGTATACTGCAAAGAACCTGTCAAGATACAGAATATGGTATGTGACCATATCATTCCTATCTCTCTTGGCGGTCCTTCTACAGTTCGAAATCTTCAATTAATCTGTAATAGATGCAATAGAAGAAAAGGACCTTTAACCGATAAGCAATTCGGTAAACTTTTACTATTCTTGAGGAGGCAGTCATCAACAATGTCTGATTATGTACTTCGGAAGTTAAGTAAAGCAGACGTGATGTCTTAATATCTTGGCCCATCGAAAGGTGGGCTTAGATTAACTAAAAATAATAAGAAAGGATAAAATGAAGTACGTAGAAAGAAAATCTATGATAATAAGAGATTCAGGTAGAAGTAGCGACTACATAAGTCCTTCTTTTGGTTATGGCTGTTTGTATAAATGCACGTATTGCTATATGCGTAGACATTTGCCTAATGGATTAACTATAGCAAAAAATACGGGTAAAATACTTGATAAAATATTTGAACATGCTTTTATATTAGGACCTAAAATTCCTAATCAAACGCATGATAAGTTTTGGACTTATGATATAAGTTGCAATGAAGATTTTGTGCTTCATGCCAAATTTCACAATTGGAAGTTAATATTTAATTTCTTTAAAATGTGTGGACTTCCTGTATTTGCAACAATGGCAACAAAAAATGTTAACTATGATTTACTAAATTATTCTCCTTTAGATGATAACGGAGATTCTAGGGTAAGAATTAGATTTAGCTTAATGCCACAAGTATTATCAGATAAATTAGAGCCTAAAACAAGTAAAATAATTGATAGAATAAAAGCTATCAATAAGTTTCATCAAGCAGGCTATGAAGTCCATATAAACTATTCTCCAATCATTATGTATAACGATCATAAACAAGACTATGAAGAGTTGTTTAAGCTTGTTAATAAGCACGTAAGTGATGACATTAAAAGTAGCGTTAAAGCAGAATGTATATTTTTAACTCATAATCAAAAAATGCATGAATATAATGTAAATAATAATGTTGATGGTGAAGATATATTGTGGAAACCAAATGATCAAGAGACTAAAGTATCTCAATATGGAAATATTAATATTAGGTATAAATATGATAAAAAGCGTGATTATATAGAAAGGTTTTTAGATAGTCACACATCAATTATACCTTGGCAAAAAGTTAGGTATATATTTTAAAAGGAGTAATATGAGTAGTTTAGATATAAACACGCCTAAAGGTCAGAAAAGTGTTGAAGATGAGCAAATTATGCTTCAACAGATCCGTAAAGTATGGGAGCTAGATGTTATAGAGACACCAAAGAAAAAAGCTGCTAAAATAGATACTATGCTTGCCAGAGATGGCGTGTTGGTTGGTATAACAGAAAATAAGTGTAGATACAATATGTATTTTAAAGACGATCACTTCTATTTACCTAAAGCAGATACTAAAAAGGTAGATAGCTGGTTAATAACTAATGAAAAAATAGAAAATGGGCGAATATTAGCAGGAGCTTTATGTGTACCATTCTTTGGATTTTTGCATTTAGTTCATGATAATACGATTTTATGGTGGAAAATAGCTTCAAGTGATGGTAAATTTCTAATAGATTTTGATAGTAAAGAATCTAAAACTCAAGCAACAATTAATGGTGGTACAATAATGCGTGATAATGCATATTTACCAATAAAACACGCACATAACCTTCATGATTTTTGGGAGGATGAATGCGTATAACTTGTAATAAATGCTATGAATATGCTGTATTAATCGATAGAGATAAATACTACTGTGTTAAGCATTATAAAAATAGGAGCAAAAGTGGAAAAAATAGATCCAGCAATAAGATTACTTTCAACAAGGGCCGGTTTATATAAATTTTATCAAGATCAATTAAAGAAATTTTATAAAATTGGTTTAGGTAACCAGACAGAATTTAATGTTATTGTTACTCAAACCCTTATTGATGCAACAATAAGAAGAGCTAATCAATTAGGAGGAATAAGGTGAACCCAATATTAAAATGGTTAAAAGAAAATAAGGCAGAAGAAAAATATGGTGGTGGGCGATGGTATAAAAGCTCTAAAAACTATGTTCCATCAGTTACTACAGTATTAAATATAGTATCTAAAGGACAATTTTTCGATAAATGGTTAGCAAATCATTTAAATTACGAGCACGCTTGCGCTGAACGTGATAAGGCTGCTGCTAGAGGTACATTAGTGCATGAACTTGTAGAAGACTTACTTGACGGTAAAGAAATATTACTTGATGATGTTGCTGATGGAAATGAAATAATTAAGCGAATTATGTGCTTTATGGAATGGTGGAATACTACGGATGTAGAAGAAATTATAGCAAAAGAAGTCTGTTTACATTTCCCCGGAGTTAGGTATGCAGGGAGATTTGATTTTATAGCAAAGATTAATGGTAAAAATACTTTAATTGATATTAAAACCGGTGGTTACTATAAAACTCACGACTTACAAGCATCTATGTATAAAATACTATGGGATACTATCTGTGAGCATTTAGGATTAGGCCAAGAATATATGATTCATGAATTATATGGCTTATATCTTAAAGACACGTGGATAAAGGGTCCTAATCCTCAGTATAAGCAATTAAAATTTGTTCCTAAAGTAGTTGACAGTGCTGTCACACTTTGGGAGTATAATAATCTTAATGCTTATGGCAGGTTGACGCCACCAAAAGAAAAAGCAGAATATCCATTAACTTATAAATTAGAGGAAAAAAATGAACTATCAGGACAAGGACTCGAAGACTTGCTTTGAGCAAAATGAACAATTACTTTCTTATGAACAGGAGATAAAGGAGCTTAATCAATATAAAGAAGCTTATAATCTTATGTGCGATGAAACGTGGTCTCTAATACCAGATGAGGAAAAGGCTAGCCTCCACAAGAAGTTAGATAAAATCTTTGGTATAACAGAAAAAGAAGACAAGTTACTTGAAGCTAGATTAGATAGAATCTTAAAAGATTATAAATCAGCTACATTACGTATGAATCAAATTAATAAAGAAATTGCAGAAAAGAATCGTAAAAAGAATTAAAGGTTATCCTTTAATAAGTAAGTGTGAAATGTGTGGAGCTAGGCCGGGAAAATTTGCTTATGAGTACAAAAATACTCAATACGTAAGCGACTATATCCCGCCTACTCTACATGTTTGTAAAAAATGTGTCTACCGAGAGACTTTCGGTAGTAAAAACTTTCGCAAAAAAATAAAAGAAGGAGTTTTAGATGGCGAAACAGAAACAACCTAAGATGAAACCAGCCGAGGCTGTTCAGGTACTTGCAAATGAAGTTAATCAAATGAAATCAGTCGTAAAGCAAATGACTCAAGATTTGATACAATCACGTGCTTTTCTTCAAGAAGTTGCAAGAGTATTGGAATCTTACATTGAATTTGATGGGAAACAAGATTCATTCACTAAATACATGATAGATCTTGGAGAACAAGCTAAGAAGGAGCAAGAAGAAAATGACAACCAAAGAAATGAACAGGCTGATGGAAAAGATACTGACGGAGATAAAGAAAACGAGGGAGTCAGGGCAGAAGGAGTACGCACATAATAAGGACAACGTATTTGCGAACTTTGAACGTGTAGCTAATAGCCTAGACATTAATAGACAACAAGCATTAGCTGTTTATTTATTAAAACACGTTGATGGAGTTATGTCTTATATACAAGGTCACAAGTCTCAAAGAGAAGATGTAAGAGGCCGTATAACCGATATAATAGTCTATTTAATGTTATTATGGGGGATGGTAGAAGAAGATGAGCATGTACACGAAAAGTAAGAAGTTTGGTTATTTATCAAGAGGCTGTAAATACTGCAGATGTGACTCAAGGAAAGTCCATTGGGCTGAGACTGAGTGGGGCTGGAGACTATATGATAAAAAGACTGGGAAACTTCATGACTGCGAAGCGAAAAAGGCTTATGCTAGATTAGAAAGAGCTAAAGCCGAGCGTAATAAGAGAAAAACTCCTTATCCAGCAGGATTTGAGTATAAGAAAGAGAAAAAATAGGGATGAGTTGGGCCGCTTTGCGGCCCTCTTATTTTTGATAATCACAGCTGACTGCAGTTTTACCCCGGAGTAGGGACCTCAATATTACCCTCTTTTATTCTCTTAGCTTCTTTTTGAAGATTTAATAAAGGAAATCCTGACATTTTTTCCATAACCCTAATAGGATTTTCTATTAAATTGCCCGGACCAAAAGTATCACGTGCCATCCTTCCAAATGGAAACATAGTCCATATGTAATACTCTGAGAATTTACTCCAATCATCATCTACAAGAGCTCTCATTGAAGAGGGCAACAGCCGAAAGACGGGAGGAGTAACCATCTGCAACGGAGCAAGTTGCTTCGGCCATTGCCCGAAAAACGCTCTATCTCGTTCTTTTTCATCTCCAAATATCCATTCGGATGTATCTTGAAACCAATTCCATGGCGCTGGCAAAGCGGTTTCAAATAATGAATAAGCAAATACGTTAGATAGAGCAAATACAAACATATCAATTTGAGCTGTTCTTGCAAATTTTTCAAACTCTGGAGTTCCTTCAACAAAACCATGTATCTTAGCCTGCCTATATACATCATTTCTAAATCTAACCGCGTTCCAAGACCATAGCTGGAAACGAGTCATAACTTTTCCTAATGCTGATCGTGCAAACGCAGGACGAAATGGTGCTGAATATAAAAACTGGGTAGCTTTCACACCCTTTTTAGCCATTTCAATTAAGAATGGATGGTTAGGGTCTTTTAACGCTCCACCAAATTTTTGCCAAGCTTGTATATAATGTT